ATTCAGTTGGATTAGTAGGTTTATCAGCTACATCATCAGTAGGCACTTTAAATCCTGCAGATGTCATAGGTATTAGTGGTGTATCAGCAAGCATTACTTTTGGCACTTTAACAACAACTTCTGATCCTATTATGACTTTAGCAGCGCAATCTGCTACTACGGCGTTAGGTACTTTAACTGTATCTCCTGTTACCTTAACTACGTTAACAGGCCAAGCTGCTACAACAGCTCAAGGAACGGCCACTACCACTCAAGCAACAAATGCAAGCTTAGTGGGTCTAGGTCAATCAGTTACCGCATCTTTAGGAGATTTAAGATTAAAATATTACCAAGATTTGACACCTCGTACGAGCGCGTCCTATACTAAAAAAACACCACGAACTAGTGCTACATATACTGATAAAGTACCTGCATAATATGATTGACTTAAAACTAAAGAAACAATATAAACTAACAAACTAGGAGATTTTAACAATGGCATCAACTTATACACCTCTTGGCATAGAATTAATGGCTACTGGCGAAAACGCTGGTACTTGGGGAACGAAAACTAACACCAATTTAAATATTATAGAACAAATTTCTGGTGGTTTTGCTTCTGTTGCGGTCAACAGCACAGGAAATACAAACCTTACAATTACTGATGGAGCAGCAGGCGCAACTGGGGCTGCAAGAGTAATTATTTTAACAGGATCTATTGGTGGAAATATTACTGTATCAATTCCATTAGATGTAGAAAATTTTTATATTATTAAAAATGGAACAACTGGTGGTTACACAGTAGAGTTTCAATATGTGTCTGGTTCAGGTACAAGTTTTACTTGGACAGCTACACAAAAAGATTGGAGAATTTTTACAGCTAAAGGTGATGATGGTACAAATCCTAACATAGAAGAAGTTGCATTAACAACAAGTCCCGCAGGTTCAAACACAGAAGTTCAATTTAATAGTTCAGGAGCTTTTGGTGCAGATTCAAACCTTACTTGGGTAGCATCTGATGGATTAAACATTGGATCACAAAAAGAATTAAGATTACAAGATACAAGTGGTGGACAGTACATAGGGCAAAAAGCATCTGGTACTACAACATCATATACTTTAACATGGCCTGCCGGAGCCGCAGCAGCTAATGATTATGTTTTAAAATCTTCAACAGCTGGAGTTTTATCTTGGGGTGAAGTAACCGGTGGTGCTTCATGGCAAGCTGTTGTTACATCAGCTACTAAAGCAGCAAGTGCAGGAGAAGGGTATTTTCTTGATACTACATCAAATGCAATAACTTTAACTCTTCCAGCCTCGCCAACTATTGGAGACTTTGTGTCTTTTATAGACTATGCGGGAACCTTCGATACAAATAATTTAACAATTGCCAGAAATGGTAAAAAGATACAGGGGGCAACAGCAGATTTGACTGTGTCTACAGAAAGAGCAGCTAACACATTAGTATTTGTAGACGACACTCAAGGTTGGTTGTTGCAGAATAAATAATGGCTGAGTATAGAGAAATTCAAGGAGCCGCTATTCAAGCGCTCGCAAGCAACACTGGTACACTTAAAGGTCAAATTTGGTATGATACTGTTAATTTTAAATTTAAAGTAGAATCAGTTTCAACAGCTGCAGCTTATGCTACAGCTCCAAATATTGGAGCCACTAGATCAGGTGGTATGATGTTTGCTGCAGGAACGCAAAACGCAACAGTTATAAGTAATGGAGCTACTCCAACTTCGCCTCCTCCAGATTACACACAAAGAACCGATGAGTATAATGGAACTGCATGGTCACAAGGAAATAATTCAACACAGGCCGCAGCTAATAGTTTAAGTTCAGCTGGAACACTCACAGCTGCATTAATGGCTGGTGGTTTTAGAGGTCCATTAGGAATGACAGATTTTGTAGAAGATTATAATGGAACTTGCTTTACGGCAGGAACTGCAATGAGTAATGACAGAGAAGGAGCTTTTGGTGGAGGGACTAACACAGCAATGTTTGTTTCTTCAGGTGGTCCTATTTCAGGAAGTTCACCTACAACAACTGAAGAATGGAATGGAACTTCTTGGTCTGCTAAAGGAGCAATTGGAGCACATGCACAAAGTGGCGGTGCTTCTGGGACAACAACTGCTGGTTTAGCTTTTGGTGGTAACACTGGATATCCAGGAACAATTTCTGTAAATAAAACATATGAATATGCAAGTCCAACATGGACGGCTTCAAACAATATGAATACACCTAGAGCAGTTGGTGGACCTACAATGGCGGGAAGTCAAACAGCAACAGTTTTTATGGGTGGTAATAACAGACCCGG